AAATGTCCTGTGTATCCGACAGATCAAGTTCAATACTGTCCGGGTCGTAATAGACCATAAGGGAATTTTTGTTAAGAAGATTAATAAGAGGTTCGCCCTTAGAGTTGAATTTGATTTTATTCATCAACCAGCCCTGAGAACTAATAAGCCCATCAAGGTGAGCCTGAGTAAATTTCCAATCGAGCCGGGTATTATTTTTTACAAACTTATATCCATAGTTCAGGATGTTAGCCATATCGATATCCCCACCTTCCATAGGGAAGGCATGAATATCATTCCTGTTTTGAATCTCATTCCCAACAAATGTGTTAACGAGTTTAAAAACATAGTTCATGATAGTTGCCGGACGCTCTTCGGCCTCAAGCGTTTTTCTTTCGTCCTCAGTCCAGTGCCCGGTTCCGTCATAATAAGAGCGGTTCTCTTTTGCTGCAGTCTCAAAATAGTCCTGCTTACGGTCTCGTGCGTACTCCCACCTCTGCAGGATATATGGTTTAGTCCAAGCCTTTGCCATTATTCACTCCTATCCATGACATGTTACCTCTATGTTCATTTTAATTTTCCACTCCCGGTTCCCATTCTCAACGTGGATTATGTTTTTACTGTGCTCTCTACGGAACTTGTCGAGCCTTTTACCAAAGTGACTCCACATTAAATTCAATTGAGCACAAGCATCTATATCCTCTAAAACTCCATCACTTGAAAATTCCTCTTCAAGTTCTAAATTATGAACAGCCATCACAACCCCCTAAGCGACCATATGACTCCTTGACCCTGCAAACCTCTTCTCTCTCTGCCAGTACCACCTTAAAAATTTTCGCATATTCTTATCCACCTCTTTAGGCCGGATGTCAAATCGCTGAATCCATGACAGTGCATATCGCATACTGTCCATGGCGTGATCCTTATATTTACGAGGAATTTCCGGTTGGTTTTTGGCGTGTATCAGGGTCATAGTTCTTGCCATTTCCTTCCAACGATAGTCCTGAATTTCCTCGATTAAGTTCGGACATTTTCCCTTAAAGAAAAATATTTTAGAATCTCTATCAGTAAACGGATCATTTTTTAAATAGTTCTGCACAACTTCAATCCCGGCATTTACAGCCCCGGGAGAATTATCTGCCTCTCGCCAGTTTATAGCATATCCACTACCGTCATCGTCTTTTCTAAACAGATCATCTATACTCGGCTGGCCGGGTAAAAGCACTTTTTTAATAGATGGGTCAGCGACCCAAGCAGCAATCTTCTTTCCCCTGTTCATTCCATGGATCATTAGTTTAAGGGTAGGAATGTCCATATTGGTTTGATAGATTTCGTTTGTACAATAACATACTCCCTGCGGATCAATATCCCAGAAGAGAACGCAGAGGGGATTAACTTTCCCCCAGTCCATGCTAATAACGCGAGTAAAGTACTTGTTGTTTGTATCGAATGGTTCCACAACATGAAAATTTTCGTTGAACTGGTCATATATTAACCCCTCAAAAGCATCATGCTTACCAAAAACATATCTGCTTTTCATCCTATCCGGCCAAGATAACATATCCAATAAATAGTCCATAGGCAGAAATGGATTGTCGGTATATTGAACATATTGAGGGAAGTCCATAATCATTAAATCCATTGGGTCTTTCCCTAATTCCTCTGCCCTTGAATACATTTCATCTTCTGTGGGTACTGGTGCATCTTCCTGCCAAGGATTAATAGATGCGTAGGCATGTCTCCTGTGACGATCCTTCTCTTTTATAAACCTGCGCCATATCCAATTATGACCTTCCGGGTTAGCGTTCATGGCTAATTGTCGTCTCGTTCCCTTACGCCTCAACCTACCAAGAAAGGCCTCAATGATATCCTCAGAAACTTCCTCGGCCTGATCGATAGCAGCGTACCCAAGGTTCATAGATTTAATTTTATGTTTGGCACCCTTACTGTCATCAAGAGGTATGTAATAAAGTATCGATGGCCTCTCAGGGTCAGATGTCATTACTGTGATTTTACGTTCTGATTTATTATGTGAAAGAATTAACGATTCGGGCAGAAGATCATTCCAGATATTGAAGAAAGTACGGAGAATCTCATCTAAGGTTAAACGGCCATAAACACATTCATTGCCGGGATACTGTAATAGATTTATAATTAAATCCATTACTAAAGCGTACGATTTCCCGGACGCAAATCCACCTTCAATGAGTTTAACGCGAGACGTTATATCCTGATGAAAGCCCAACTGTTTTGGGGTTGGGGGCATTCCCTCTGGATATCCAATATTATAATCTACGTTTTCGCCTTGGCCTATCACGTTTTACCTTTTTAGGTTTTGACTTCTTTTTTTTATAGTCGTAAGTGCGTCTTGCTGAATTCAACCCACTTACACTTTTGGTTCCACAGGGCATACTATATTAACTCTTTTGTTAAATTCATATACCTACGTTTAGTCATTTCAAAACTATATTTTCTTTTTATAAACTTCCGGTACTCTTCCGGGTACCAGTAATCAGAATGCAATAATGCCGATAGTTCATCGATACTTTTCCAGACACCGTCTTGGGTATATATTTTTTCAGCGCCTACCCAGTCATAAACCAGAGGCTTTAACCCGGCAGCCATACCTTCCATGATTGCCATACCCTGCGATTCCCGGGGAGAAGTATTCAGGATAAAGGTTTTGTCCGTAAAAAACGCATTTAAATCTGATGTCCATGGATACAGAATTAAATTGGCAGGTCTCTTACGTTCAAATAAATCGTAAACATCCCTCTCCTGAAAACTTCCGATAACGTGAAACTCAAAATCCGGGAACTCATTAGCCAACATGAGTAGAACATGTGAACCTTTTTTATTGGCCAGATATCCGGCCACAGCAATTTTATTATTTCTCTTCTTTCCCTTGTCAGGGATTTTAAATTTTTTAAGGTCAACGCCGTTCGGGATCACAACAGCGTTCTTCATTTTACCTATCCTGTTCTCACAGTAATCTTTGATATAATCAGAGACAAAAACGACCTTATCAAATTTGTCATATTTTATCTCGTTGAGATATTTACCAAACGCCTCATAAGCATGTAACCTAACAACCTTTTTCCCGGGGATGTCGCTATCTGCGACCACCTGTGCATTTTGCCCGGCAAACTCACACCAGACCAGTTTAGCCCCGGCCATATATTTTGGCTGTACAGAGTCGTTTCTTTTTACATCATAACCATTCTCTTTCCACTCTTCGATGATTGGATCAATAAAATGGTTATGTTCATAGACTGCATAGATATCTGTTTTAGCAATTTCATTATCGCTTTGAATTTGATATCGCCCGGCAGTTTTACCTGTGTGCTGGCGGTATCTATATCCGTAATAGAAAGGGGAAATTATATAAGCAAAACCCTGATCAGAAATCCTATCAATATACTTCCGGTCTACGAGTTTCTTTAAGGTTTCATCAAAAGGATGTTTAAGCAAATGCTTTGTGTAAAACATCCCGGTAGGGGTTTTGTTTGTATAACCTTCATTTTCACCATCGAAGACAGTACAGAACGAACTCACTCCAGCAATTTGGTTGACCGCTTTTTCGGCCTCTAACAATGTTGACACTAATACAAAAAGATACTCTGCATTTACTGTGTCGTCATCTCCAACAAATACGCACAGGTCTGTCTCTGCCTGCTTAACCGCATCGTTCCAGCATTTACCGATTGTCTTCTTTCTGTCAAAATTCTCTGTGACAGAGATATCAACTACACCCGGATATCTCATTCTTTTAAGAGAATCCATACATTCTTTAAACATGTGACCGCCCCGGCTATTAATAACCACAACGGTCACACTCGGATAATTGTCATTCATACGTGCTCCCTTACGGGTTCTGCACTTCGTTGGCCTGATTGTTTTGAATGACGTAGATACGATAGGTCTGAGTCGCTTTACCAGCAGTATCTGGGTCGATCCGTACCTTGTAATACGGCAACTCACCATTGGCTGAAACATCATACAGCCCCATAGCAAGTTCACCGCCCAGTGTCTGGTTGGTTATAAGATCAGCCTTGATTGCAGCATATGTCCCAGCCGATGCCCAAGAACCATCAACGTCAACGTCAACAGCCCCAGACGAACTCGCATTACGGGCATAGATACCCACAATAAAGTCCTTGCCGGGGATCAGGCACTGATCAGGGATAACCGATGTACTAATATCGTTAGTCCCCGGTGTCGTGCTCAAGACCAAATCTTCGTAGGCGACCATGAAATTATTCTTGACCGTTTTGACTACCCAAGTCATAATCCACTTCCTTCCTACATGTTACCTGAGTTATTCGGTTTGGAGTTATTCTTGGAAGCGTGAATCCACGTCTTCTTTCCGGTTTTTACCTGAACATTTAAATTAGCCAGATTGCCACCGAACCCGTTAATAGTAATTTTG